CTGTACTCGTACCACCAGTCTAAGGGCTGCTACTCGCTTTCTTCCTGTAGCAAAGCGCCGCTCTGATTGCTTTCCAACAGAATTTTGTTTGCGTCCTCTTGAAGGATGTAAGTCAGTGATGAGTCTTGACGAAGCGTGATCAGGCCAGTCGTCACAAAATCAACCTCAGTTGTAATTGCTTCGGTAGGTTCGACAGACACTTGCACGCTACTAACGATACAATCGCATTCGTACCAGACTGAAGAATTTTCTTGCTCGTTTTTGTAGATATAGAATTTGCCCCTGAATCTTGCGCCCTGCTGCAGCCGCAGGACTAAACGCGCTAGGTAGACCGAAAATTCAAGCGTTTCAGAGGTGCCTGTTTGGTGCTCCCAGAAACAAGACATCCGGCCTTGTCCACTGATCAACCCGGCCTCATATTGGCTTTGAAATTCTTGAGACAGGGATGTGGTTTGCACTAGATCCCTGCTTGTGGTCATGTCGAAGCTCTTGACTTGAGCGACGCACTTAAACAGGTCGGTTCGTGTCGTTATTTTGATTGCTCTTGTAACGCTAGGCGCAACCAACGCCAATGCATTAGAAATGCCGCCTGCCAACGCAAAAGCAAAAGTGCTGTAAAGCCTTATGCCGCCAACTTCGTCAACGTGAACATAGCCTGTCCAGTCCGGGTAGCTATGGCCACTAACCAGTTCTAGTGTCTGGCCGGTCTCAACTGCAATCGTGATAAGGTCGCCAGTAATTAACGCCCCAAGCGCAAAATCTACGCTAAAGCGTTTGCGGCCCACATTGACATCAGACGGAGCCAGCTCACTGCGAAGCCCGCGACCTGTTTCAACACGTTGAAGCTCGACTTCGCCTTCATTGCCTAAATAAACAGACATCGATCACAAGCTATTTTGAACAGCAGCGCCGTCAGCTTCAAAACTAATGTCAACGGATACGACTTCGCCCACAGAGCAAGTCATGCTCGCGTTAGTGATGTAAGCCGGAATCGTGATGGTGCTTCCATCAACTTCAAGCTTGAACGTCACTTGAGTGGACTCAGCATTAGTGCCATCACCAAGGCTCGTGCCAGTCTTTACAATCTTGTCGATTAGGCTTGACGCTGTCGAACTACTGCCGTAATAGTGAAGGCTGCATGAGCCAGTGGTTGAACGGGTGCTAGGAATAACAGTCCTGTCAGTGTCGGAAAGTGACGTGGTGTCTAAAACAGTCTGTGCCACAGACCATGTCCAGTTCTTTACTTGCCCCACCAGCGTTGTAGCGGAAACCGCTGAACCAAAATAAAGTTTTCCGTTGATGCCGCTAGAGAAGGCCATTGCGGATAAAAGATCGTGTCTCTATTCTAAACGCCATCGAGGAAAGCAGTAAAGGTGCAGGACACGTCGCAGCGATTGCGGAATTTATAGGTGACTGTTGGCGGCTCCTTGAAGCGCCATTTCAACGGTGAGCCTTCTTTCATTCGTGACTGCATCTCGTCGCTAGCTGCGTCCATAGCTTTAGTGTTATTAAAATCCACGTAGTCCCATACACCATTTGCTTTTTCATAAACACCAATGATGGTGTCTGCCGCAGTGTCTTCGATGTTGGAAAACTGCAAAGTCAGCTCGGCATTAAAATTACGCGCACCAAACTGAACGACAGTTGTAGACCCGTTAAGCGATTGGAAAAACGTTTGCGGGTAGGTCCCAGGTTTGTAAGACCTGGCAGACGGGCGAAGGTCTTGAGGCTTGAATGTAACTGTCACTAGGCAGCCCTCACCGTGAAGTGGTCATCATTGTCGTCTCCCCAGTCTAAAGTTGCTAACGAACCACCTTCAGTTAGCGGGGCGACGCTCCCTGCTACTTCTACAAGCCCGTCTTCTGCATAGGTCAGGCTTTCCAGCTTATAGACACGGGTCTGAGGGTTGTTCCGCCTAGACACTGCAAAAATTGAGCCCCATAAGGCATTATTTGAAGTTTTTCTCTCTACGACCTGAAGCTGAGCAGTGTTAAGCCCCTGTGTTCCAGGTTTCCAGTACTGCACTTCGTAAGTATCACTATCTAAATCCAGGCCAATAATATTACCTTCGCTGTCGATAGATCCGTTATTTAAGCGGCTACCAAGGTCTGTATCGGAATGGGTGACTGCAGAAGCGACCTGAAAATATTCGCCGGGTTCCAGTCCCATCGCCATCTGTGGAGTCGTGTGGAAATTGTTGCCATGATCCACCAGTTGGCGCGTCTTTAGTGCGTACTTGGCAAATGTTTCTGCGTGCTCTTGGCTCGTGCAGAATCCAGACATGTCAAATGTTTCTTCTGGGTCGTTATCGGGACTGCGCCTGCGGCCATCCTCATTTTTAGTAAGGGTCACAACAACTGTCCTAGTTTGTGGAAAGCCGTTTGTTGTCTCTTGACGCCATAGAACTGTTGCCTTGAATAACTGGCGCTCTTCTGGGGACAAAAAACTGACCTGCAGGTCTTTCATGTTGCCATCAGTAAATAAAACTTTGGGCGAAATTGGCTTGGTTTTCTGTATCTGCCTTGAGTCGTCGAATGGCACGTCAGGGTACAGGCTAAACCGTCCGCCTTTGATCCTAAATTGCAATAAGCAGTAACCAGCGTTTTCGTAGATCCATTCTCTTATGTTGACGCGCTCGCCAATTACGCCGTCCCAAAAGAAACGATTGGCTTCGCAAAACCGAGTAGCACTCCGCATTTCGTTAATATCTATCTGGCTCTCGCCTACAAGTTCGCCGACACCATACTTTGTATTTGTCAGTAGGTCGTAGGCAATTTCGGGCAACAAATTAGTTGCAGCCTTTTTGGAATCGAAAAGCAACTTTTTAACTGAAATGCCCTGCTTGAAGTAGGCGGATAACTCGTTAAAGCTCGACCATTCTGTACCACTATTTAGCCTTATACCTGCGTATACGAGGTCACTGTATTCCGCAGCAGGATCAGTGTAAAGAATCTCATTTACGCTAACAACCTCATGCTCTGGTGCAGACTGGTTTGATAATTCCTCTGCGTCATAAACAACAAAGTCTTGATAAGCGTCCCCATATCGCAAGTTGACAGTTTCACCATTTTCGCCGCCAACATCAACGTCTCCATATAGGTCGGAACCTCGGCCACTTGTGACACCGTACAATTCCCATTCTTTATTGGAACCTTCGTCGCGACGGAACAATTTCCTATAGCCGGTGTACCAGACTGAAAAACCATTATGTTCAAACACGTTTTGTTCAGGTTGCTTCCATCCATTGTCGTAAGCTCCTGCTGCATCTAAAAAGTACATATAGCGCTCTTTACCTGGATAACCCCAGTACTTAGCAACAGCGGTTCCCGCCAACGGCGCTAGTTGATACTCATAAGCCTCAGTGCTTGTGTCCGGGTGGATAATACATATTTGGTTGTAAACAGCTTCTGGCGTCCGGCCTTCTACGACAAACCCTGTCCCTTCAGGTGTTATGTTAATCCAAGTAGTATCCCCCTGTTTGCGGTACTGCAAAGCAAAGAAAGATTGGCGTTTGTTGTAAATGTTGAGCTGCCCGAGAGTAATTGTTCCGTCTTCTTCCTCGTACCGGTTAATTGTCGCTTGGCCTGGTTGAGAATTGACGTTTGGAAATCCGTTAATTTTCCTGTAAACCGTTGATTTTATAGTCAGATCAGTTCTATTGCAGGCTCTGTTGTTGCTAATAGTTGCCACGGCAACCCGCTGAATTGATAGATTGTCAGGTTTGCCTTTTTGGCCTCCATCTCTTGTGTCAATTTGAGCCTTTGTTGTCATCCTGAATACGGCGGTTACTTGGCGATCTGGAGCCCAAGGGCTACCTTCTTTATTGACCAACACGCCATAGCCAGTACCAATTAAGTATGTTTCTCCAACAATTAAATTGCTGTCTGCATCAATACGCCCATTATCTGTAGCCTGCTGGATGTCTACAATTCCTCCAGCGCCGTAAGCTTGGTCATTGAATGTATTGGGTGCTAGCGCGTAGATAACTGTACTACCCGCAGGCACATACTTATCATCAGCGTTCCCTGGGCCGTAAACGTAGCCATATCTAGGATAAGAATCGCGAATTTTTCTTTGTTTATTCCTGATGTCATCCTCTACGTCACCATCTATACTGTCGGGTTTGAGCAATAATTCATAATTTACTCTGTACCGGTTGCCGTTAGGCAAGCAAGCAAACGTACCAAACACAGCTTGAGTTGATGGCGTG